GTCAAAAAAGATCAGTTTAAAAAGTTTAAACTTTAATGATTATCAAGCAGACAAAAACTTGTACTTCCTGTCAAACTAAATATGTAATAGCGTGGAATAATGAGATATACGATATAAGTCCAATTGCGTGTCCTTTTTGTTCTCACGAAATTGATGAGGAAATAAGTGAACAAGATAACGATAGTTGGGATTGATTTTAGTTTAAACTCACCAGCCATATGTGTTAGTAACGGCAGTTTTAAATTTAAAGATTGTAAATTTTTTTATCTTACTAATAAAAAGAAACATATTGGTTCAATGATGGAAAATATATTGGGTATTGAACATACTGAATATAAAAATCCTATTCAACGATTTGAAAACCTATCTAGTTGGGCATTATCAATTATAAACAAATTAAAAGATCCAAAAATTTTTATAGAGGGTTATTCTTTTGGCAGTAAAGGTCAAGCTGTGTTTCAAATTGCAGAAAATGGTGGCATATTAAAATATAGATTAAAAGATTACAATTACAGAATACTTGTACCAAGTGTTATTAAAAAATTTGCCACAGGCAAAGGTAATGCAGATAAACAAAAGATGTATGACCAGTTTACAAAAGATACAGAAACAAATTTAATGAAAGTTTTTGACATACCTACACTTAACAATCCAATAACAGATTTAGTAGATTCTTATTATATAGCCAAAAAAGGTTATTATGAAAGTAAAATATGTGGTACATAAATGAAAATAGCAATTGTAACGTCATTAAATAAACAGTTATACGAGTATTACGCTTTTAGATTTTTACAAACCTATAATTGGCCATTTGATTGTTATATTTACCACGAGGGTTGGATACCCGAAATTAATCCAATGCGTGATAATATATTTTATAAAAACATACACGAAACAAATCCTAGTTTAAAACAATTCATAGAAAGAAATGAAAAACGAAATCAATTTAGTACCGTAAAAGGCGACAATAGTAAAATAATATATGGTTTGGATTTTATTAAAGATGCCATTAGATTTAGTTATAAAATATATGCAAAGACACATTTAATGATGGAGAACAAATATGATTATGTATTTTGGATTGATGCTGATGTTGTATTTAAGAAAACAATTACAGAACAAGAGATAACACAAAAAATATTACCTGTTGACTATACAATATGTTATTTGGACAGACCAGAGCCACCAAAGTATCCTGAATGTGGTTTTATAGGTTATAATTTAACAAACAAACATACAAAAAATTTTGTAGAAAAATTAAGAGAATATTATGAAACAGATTTATTATTTAAAGAAGAACAATGGCATGATAGTTATGTATGGAACAAAGTAAGAGAAAAGTATTTGTCAGGACAACCACAATATAATTTAACAGGTGTAAGAAAAGATGGACACGTTTGGTCTTTATCTAAATTAGCTGAGTACACAACTCACCTAAAAGGTAAAATAAAGAAGGACGCAGGCAAAGATGAGACAGATAAATAAATAAGGACATTATGATAAACGTTTTTATAGGATATGACAGTAAAGAAAAGATAGCATATCACATACTTGCAGAAAGTATTTTAAGACACAGCACTAAACCAGTTTCAATTACAGCAATAAATTTACCAAATATTAAAGATGACTTTGTAAGAGAAAGAAACAATCTTTCATCAACAGAATTTTCATTTAGCAGATTTATAATACCACATTTAATGAACTATCAAGGTTGGGCTTTGTTTATGGATTGTGATATGTTAATGATGTCAGATATAGCTGAACTATGGCGATTAAGAGATGACAAGTACGCCGTACAAGTTTGTAAACACGATTATACACCTAAAGATGAAACAAAATTTTTAGGTCAAGTGCAAACAAAATACGCAAAGAAAAACTGGTCAAGTTTTATGTTAATGAATTGTAAGAAATGCACAACATTAACACCTGACTATGTAAACAAGGCCAGTGGATTAGAATTGCACCAATTTAAATGGTTAGAAAATGAAGAGTTAATAGGTTCATTACCACTAGAATGGAACTGGTTGGTAGGTGAATATCCTTATAAGAAAGAAGTTAAGAACATACACTATACAGATGGTGGCCCTTATTTTGATGATTATAACACCTGTGATTATTCTTTAGATTGGTTTAACATTTACACTAACACGGTTAAAATTTGTATTCAAAAGTGAAAAAAAAAATATCGGTGTATTTAAATACAACAACCGATTCAACATATAAGTCGATGTGGATGAGGGCATTTCATAAAGGAATGAGTTATCATAATGATTGGGAATCTATTTTTGTTGAAAGTAATACACTCGTAGATACTGAATATGCTTTTTGTTTTGCATATCAAGTTAAAGGCGATGTGAAGGTTAGTGATAATAGTTTAAGACGACAGTGTATAGAAAAATGGGAACCTACTGGAAAAATATTTTATTTAGACAGTGATATATTAATATCTTACGATGGTTTTGAGTTAGATAAAAAAACTATGGAGTCTATGACATCAAAAGGTAAAAAATACGTTAGATTTCCTTATTCTTCTGTTTACGCAAATAAAGCAAATTATTTTTTTGATAAAATAAAAACAAAACAAGATTTAATAAGAAGGTGGCAAGAAATTAAAAAAATAAAAAATATAGAAGTAAAACCTTATGATAAGAAAGGTGATTATATATTAATAACTTGCAATAGAGGTTCAGAAGGATATTCAGCAGAGGGACTAAACGCTACAACTTTTGCAATAGATATTATATCTGAATTAAAAAATCATACAAATAGGCCTATTATAGTAAGATACCATAGAGATAATTCAAAACAACAAGAAAGAGATATAGAAAATTTAGAAACATGGTTAAAAAATAATTCTATTAATAATGTTTCAATACAATCTAAAAGTAAAAATAATTATCCTAATAATATAAATGTAATAAAAAACAGCTATGCAGTAATAACTTATTCTTCATCTTCAGCATCACCTGCTATAATAGAAGGTAAGCCTTTATATGTAAAATCAAAAAATTGTTATTTTTATGATATGAATTGTGGTGATTTAAAAGACATAGAAAATCCTTTAAATATACCTGATAGAGAAGAATGGTTTTTAAAATATGCAGGAACACATTTTAATATAAAAGATGTTGAAAGTGGCTATTTTTTTGGACTAGTTAAAGAATTTTTATGATATGGTTATTTGTGTTGATAAAGTAAGAGAAAAAACTGATAAAATTTTAGATTTAATTTTTCAATCAAATTCATTAAATAATTTTATTAAAAGTAATACAATAGATATTAATGATAAAACACCACGTGCTTTTAGAGGAATAACACGTATTGAAACTATTAAACAATGCATAGAAAATAATATTGATTTTTATTATATAGATACAGGATATATGGGTTGTTATCCTAATAAAAATTGGCATAGATTTGTAAAAAACAATTTTCAAAGCCTATCACACCTTTCATATATAGAGTTATCAAATCTTGTAAATATAAAATTATTAGAAAATAGATTTTATGAAATTATGAAAATTAGATATAAAGAATATAAACCTATCAAACAAATAAAAGGAAATAATATATTAATAATACCACCTACAAAAAAAGTTTTAGATTGTTTATTAGTTATGAAACATATTGATTTTAGCGTTAATGATTTTATAGATTATGTTATTAAAGAAATTAAAAAATATACTGATAAAAATGTAATTGTTAGATATAAGCCTAATAGAAAAGTAAGAATTAAAAAAGGAACAAGATTATTAGATCAACTTTTAAATGATAATATACATTGTGTTGTAACTTTTAATAGTATAGCTGCTTTTGAATCTATACAAAATGGCTACGCAACTATTACGTTGGGGCCAAATGCTGCTAGTTACTTGTCAGAAAAAAAATTTGAAAACATAGAAAATCCATATTTTCCAGATGATGATAAAATTAGAGAACATAGTTTATACTTATCAGCTTGTCAATTTAATAGAGATGAATTTAAAAATGGCTATGCTGTAGAGATGATAGAAAAAATACAAAGTAAAGAAAAATATTATAATTTTAAATATCATGTCAATAAATAATAATAGATGGTTAAAATTATGAAAAATGTAAAAGGTTGGTGGTTGCCAGATAGTGATAATCATTTTGAACATTATATAGCTGATGGTGAATATCAAAAAATACACAGAGCAACTATATTAAATTATATTAAAAATCATACGAAAGAATTTAATAACGTTATTGATGTAGGTTCACACGTAGGTTTTTGGTCAAAAGATTTTACAGAATTATTTAAACACGTATATGCTTTTGAACCAATAAATGAAGTACGAGAATGTTACATCAAAAATATAATTAAAGATAACTATACGTTATATCCTTATGGATTAGGTAGTGTAAAGAATAAAGTAAAAATACAATACGATCCTAATGAAACAGGTAATACTTTTATTACATCAACAGGTAATAGAGAAATAGAAGTTTATACTTTAGACCAATTTGAATTTAATAAAATAGATTATATAAAAATAGATGCTGAAGGATATGAAATTGAAGTGTGTAAAGGTGCAGTCAAATTAATTGAAAAAGATAAACCCTTTATACATATAGAAAAAAAGAAAAAGGTAATGAATAAAACAGGATTGACTGAAGATATTATATATAATTTTTTTAAAAGTATTAATTATAAAGAGGTATTAGCGATTAAATCAGAGGTCGTTTACGCACCAGAATGATAACTTGTCATTTTATAAATTGGGATAAATGTTTATCGCACCAAATATGGCCTGCCATCACAAAAGGTTGGCCTGATACAGATAAGCCCGTGCATTTCTTTTGGGGATTAGCAGGCAGTAATATAAAAAAAATCAAAGAATGTATTGAAAAAAAAGAAGAATGGTGGTATGTTGATACAGGTTACTTTTCTTTACCTATCAAAAGATATCCTGAACCTGCCATATTAGATAAAAATAAAACTTATTTTAGAATAGTTAAAGGTAAACTACACACAACAAGAGGTAAAGTAGGAAACGGCCAAAGGTTAAACGAATTAGAACATAAGGGTATTGACGTAGAATTTAAAGGTTGGAATACAGGTGAAACTAAACATGTGCTTTTATGTCCCTCTTCTGAAACAGTTACCTATCATATAAATGGCATAAGTCAATCACAGTGGATAGAAGAGGTGACCAATACATTAAAACAATTTACACAACGAGAAATAAGAGTCAGAAACAAACCTAGACCAGGCAATCAATGGTGGGAAACGGATATAAAGAATGAACTAAAAGATTGTCATTGTTTAATAACTAATATGAGTATGGCTGCAATAGATGCTGTGTTAAATCAAGTGCCAGTTATTTGTCATACAGATAACATTGTGTCGCCTATAGCTTCACACGATTTAAAATTTATAGAAAAGCCATTGAGGTCTGGTAGAAAAACAGTTACAGAATGGTTAAAGTATGTTGCAGAAAATCAATTTACATTAGAAGAAATATCTAATGGTACAGCTTATAAAATATTAAAAGAACAAGATATATGATAAACTTTTGTTGTGTATATTATGGTAGTAAATATTCACCTGATTACGTACAAAAATTATATAATATGGTTGAAAGACACCTTACTGTGCCTTACGAGTTTTACTGTTTTACAGACCACGTAAATTTATTTGATTTAGTTACAGGTAAGATACACTTTAAATCTTTTCCAAGATATGATATGGAGGGCTGGTGGAACAAATTACAATTATTTAATCCTGAAACGAACTTACATGGTGTAAATCTTTATATGGACTTAGATGTTGTAATACTTAAAAATATAGATTGTTTTGCTCATCACGGTGACGAAAATACATTTGGCATATTAAATGATTTTGGTCAACCTACAACTATATACAATTCCAGCATAATGAAATGGAATAATAGTAATGCTTCGTCACTGATATGGGACAAATACTTTTCAGATAGAATATCTTGGAGAAAAGTGCAAGGTGATCAAAACGTAATTACAGAACTAATGAAAAAAAATGCATTACTAATACCTTTTCCTGATGAGTGGACTTTTTCATATAAATGGTTCAGTAGAACTCAACCACGTTTCGCTAAAAACCTATGGACATTTGAACAAGACGTAAAAGCTAAAGTGGCTGTTTTTCATGGTAACCCTAATCCACACGAATCGAATCAGGAATGGGTAAAAACCCATTGGAAATAAATTTTTTAGAGTCAAGATGCTATATTACTCTCTAAAAGAACAAAACAAGAACAAAATAATCAATAAGTTATTGATTTTAAATACATATTTCTTTTATGGAAAGCTTGTATTTTATATAAAAAGTTGTTATATTATATGTATAAACAACAACAATTATTAAATTATGTATAAATTGACTTTCTTAAATTC